TCGAGCCCTCCTTATACTCATGCGGGGTCCCGATTGGTACCGTATCCACCCCCCCAGCTGCACACTCTAATTTTATAGTGTGTGCAGGTGGGGGGGGATATGTTACCAGTCAGCACCCCCTATGAGTACAAGCTAGCAAGCGAGCATATAGCATTATAAGACCGGCCGGGGCTCCGCCCCTAAACACTCCTTGGTGCCTTTCGCACGGTGGCGGATATAGCCATCCATAGCCATGAATTGTTGTCCACAGGCTGCTTTTCAAGGCCCCAAAAGAGTAAATATGGCGTCATTTTTTGCAAAAAAACAAAAAGCAATGAGGAGGGAGGCACTATCGCATTTTTTTTCCGTCGTTTTTTGTTTCCGTTACAAAAACTGCAAAGTTTCAAGGTTGAAATTGTGATAGTTAATCTTGCTAAAACTTTATATGATGCAGGAATGACACTTGAGGATACTGCATTATTTTTAGATTTGAAAGGGTTTAAGACATCTACAAATAGAACATTTAGACCAAATCAAATAAAACGAATGATTGAACATGGAATATAGGTATAATGAAGGAGATATTCTAAAAGAACTAACCGAATATGTTAATAAAACATATGGTGAACATTATGCAACAGAAGGATTCCAAATACAAGATGTTTTTAATCACTTACAAATTGCAGAACCTTTTTGCAGAGCAAATGCTATAAAATATCTTTATAGGTTTGGAGATAAAGAAGGAAAAAATAAAAAAGATTTGTTAAAAGCATTGCATTATACCATATTATTATATCATTTTAGTGGTATGGATAAAAGTTAAAAAAATTTACTTTTTTGGTTGACTTCTAGTACTCTAGGTAGTATAATATATGTATAGGTTAAATTAGTTAACACTTACTAGGAGACACAATGGCTAATGTACAAACAAAGTGGAACCGAACTAAAATTGCAAACCTACTTGCTATAAACAATAAGGCAGTTGAACGTGCCTTAATTGTCATTTTTAATAATCAAGAAGCCGACGAACAGGCTTGCGATATGACTAGCAAGGCAAATGGTATTGGTTTTACTGCATTTGATGCAGACATTTTTTCTTCTTTTGCAAAACATATTCTTAAAGGGCGTTCACTTTCCGTAAAGCAAATGGAAATTGCCCGTAAGCCTGACAAATTTGGTAATATAAAAATTGCCAAATACTGGAAACAATTACAAGCAGAAATAATCCGTAAGGAGACACAATGACTAGGCAGGAATTTAACGAACTAGCACAAGATTACGGTACTGATAAAGCCAAAAAGGCGATGACTTGGTTATACGATAACACAACCGCTGATTTCCGAAAATGTGTATATATTGTAGGATTTCTTAAATCAAATGAAATACTTTGGAATTAGGAGACACAATGAAACGATTTGACTTAAACGATTTTGTAACAGTAAAAGGTAACAAAGGCAAACTAGTTGGGCAAGTTGGAGCCTATATGCAACCAACAGGAGAGGTCCTTTTAGTTTATTACAATAACGGTGATATTAAACGTTTTAAACATAGTGAACTTAACGAGGCAACCGAACACGATAATTGGGTAACAGTACAAGGCGACAACTGTTTTTGGAAATAATTAACATACATATATAGGAGACAAGATGGCAGATTTAACTTTCCTACAATACGTAAAAACACAAACAAGAAAAGCAGAAAAAATTGACGAAACTATGTTTCTGCAAGGGCTTGAAAAATCCCCAATAAGTGACAGAATGATTGATAAGAACATGGCATACATTATCCGAACTAATCGAGTTTTAGACAACAATCATAAGCATTGGGATCGTTGGGATAAGGAATACAGAAATTAGGATCAATATGCCAAAGAATACAGAATCGCTTAATAATTGGACAGAAGTTCTAGTTACAACAGATAATAAAAAGGATATGTCTTATTCTTTTACGTTTAAAAATTTAAAAGGACAAAACATTTGGGGTTCAAAAGTTAGACCATTAGCAGGTGCAAGAAATTTTTTAGCAGGAGCAGGATTAAAAAAGAATGTTAATTATGATTTTACTGCCGATGTAAAAACAGGACAGTATTGTTATAAATTTAAAAACCCTAATGATGCTGTATTATTTAAATTGTGGTTTGATAAAGATTCGCCGGAAAGAGTAAGCGGTAAAATAGCTCATACTTGCCCAGATTGTGGGTATATCTTTTAGGAGATAAAATGAAAACAATTGCGGAGAAAATATTTGCAGTTAGATTTAAAGTAGCAGGTCATATAGATAATGACGAATTAATGCTAAAATCCCCAAATATAAAAGAAGCCCGCAAATATTGTACAGAATGGGCATCTTTTACCTCAGGCGTTAAAATCCACACACTTAGAGAAGTATAAATAAGTTAAAGTAGGGCTTTTATTTTAGCTGGTGTAGAGCTCAAAGGTAGAGCAAACCCATGAAACTGTTCATTGCCTGGCGGTGGCACCGTCTTGAACTATATGGGGAACTGCGGTATTTCCGCCCTCCTACCGCCTGTAGGAAGAAGAGCGTATGTATGTGCCCATCGGTGTTAGGTTCGATTCCTAACCACCAGCTATTTTATAATTAGAAGGAATTACAATTGGGTGGGCTGAGCAAGAGTGAGCTCAACGGACTGTAAATCCGCCGGCTAAGCCTGTGAGGGTGCAAATTCCTTCCCCGCCCACCAATTACGTTATGAAAATTAAATTTTATTTTATATTAGGATATACCTTAGACTTCTACGGTTATGTCTTTACTGAATTTGCTTTTAAGGTTAGTAGTTTTATAGATAAATATTTTGTCTGGGACGACGAAAAAGAATGTTATGAAGGCGTCTTAGGTAGTATTTCAGAATATACTTGGCTCTGGTCATATAAATTAGGTAGATGGTTTTATGAAAGGGCAGACAAAGTAGCATGGAAATATGTTCCAAAAGAACTTTATCCATGGAAAGAAGTAAAATTCTAACACAAAGGATACAATAATGAATTTAACAACACCTCGTTGGGAGGGAGTTGCTCGACCGTATTCTTCGGAAGACGTCAGTCGGTTAAGTGGCTCTATTAAGATTGATTATACTTTAGCACAAACTGGTGCCGAAAAACTTTGGGAGAAATTCCATTCACAAAATTACGTTAGTGCATTGGGTGCATTAACAGGTAACCAAGCAATGCAACAAGCAAAAGTAGGGCTTGATTCGGTTTATCTTAGTGGTTGGCAAGTTGCTGGTGATGCGAATGATAGTTTGGAAATGTATCCAGATCAATCGTTATATGCGGCAAATAGTGTTCCAATTATAGTTAAACGAATTAACAATACATTTACTCGTGCAGACCAAATACAAACAATGGAAGGTGAAGGAGATATAGATTATTTTCTTCCTATTGTTGCAGACATGGAATCTGGTTTTGGTGGAGTTCTTAATACACATGAGTTAATGAAGCACATGATTGAAGCAGGTGCCGCAGGTGTACACCTTGAGGATCAATTATCATCTGCTAAAAAATGCGGACACATGGGTGGAAAGGTACTTGTACCAACTCAAGAAATGATTAATAAACTTGTTGCCGCTAGATTGGCCGCAGATATATTGGGTGTTGATACTGTTTTAATTGCAAGAACAGATTCGTTAGCAGGTGCATTATTAAATAGTGATTCAGATCCATATGACAATGAATTCATTACTGGTGAGCGAACAAGTGAAGGATTCTTTAAAGTAAAAGCAGGGATGGACCAAGCAGTTTCAAGGGGACTTGCATATGCGCCATACTGCGATTTAATTTGGATGGAAACAGGAAACCCTGACATTGGAGAATGCAAAGAATTTTGTCAAGCAATACGAGAAGAATATCCAAACAAAATATTTGCATATAATTGTTCTCCGTCTTTTAACTGGAAAGCAAAATTAAGCGAATCACAAATAGGTACTTTTAAAGATGAACTAGGCGACCTGGGTGTAAAATATCAATTTATTACTCTCGCAGGATTTCATTCTTTGAATTACAGCATGTTTGATTTAGCATGTAAATATAGAGATACCGGTATGACAGGTTTTGTTGAACTACAGCAAAATGAATTTGCCGCACAAGATAGAGGATTCACCGCAGTTAAACATCAAAGAGAAGTTGGTGCAGGTTACTTTGATGAAATAGGACAACTATGTACAGGTAGTTCAGACTTGAGTGCTATAAAAGGATCAACAGAACAGGAGCAATTTTGAATCCTGATGCATTATGGACCACGAATACACAATAGAAAAAATATATCATTTTAATTGCAGTGAATGTAAGAATTGGTGGAGCTATGCGAGCGATAATAATTTGCACAAGCAGACAATGACATGTCCACATTGTGGAGTATATAAATCCATCAGACCTAAATTTAAATCAGAATTAGATGACGACGTAGTAGCACCAATATGAAAAATCCTATTATTACAGTAATTAACGGAAAGTTATGCATTAATGGTATAACTTTTGAACATACCGAACTACGAGAATCAAAACAATATCTTCAATCTATAGGTGCAGATGAAGCACTTTTTTATCCTGAAGATGATGATATGATTGATGAATTACATTCAGTGATAATAAAAATGGGTGAATTAACCCCAGAAGCATCCGGCGACGAAATAGAAACTTTTTA